AGAATATATTCATATGTTAAAAGAAAATGATGATCATTTTAAAGATCCAGAAGTTATGTGTGCTTATTTACAAGAAGCTTATAATAAGTTACCAGCTGATTTTCTAGAATTATTCGAAATACCTTCTGGGCTGGGTGATGGGATACGAATACTTGATAAAACCTATAATTGGATAAAATAACTTAAGGAGTAGATATGGCAGACGTAAAAGTTAAAGAAAAGAAAGAAAGTACATTTGTTGCGGATAAAGAACTATCTCCAGTAATTAATCAAATAAATAAAGAATTTGGTACCACCAAAATTACTACTCTTACTAAAGCTAAATCTTTTGCAGTTAAAAGATATTTTAGTGGTTCTTTTGGTATTGATCACATTACTGGTGGTGGATATACCTATAAAAGAATTCTTTTATTATATGGTCATAAAAGTAGCGGAAAGAATAGTCAGCTTTACCAAATGCTTGCTTATAATCAGAGACTATGCAGACATTGTAAAGGTGTTCTTCCTGAATATTTTGAAGCAAAAACATACGATAGATGGACAAATATTTTAGTTAATTATAAAAATATACCTGTGTGTAATTGTGGAAAAGCACAAGGTAAGATATTTCTTCTTCTAGATTATGAAAAGTCGCTAGGTGTAGAAGAACCAAGACCTACTATAGTTAGATCTATTACAAATAGAAATACTGGCGATGAAATCAATGAAAATGATTTTAATCAACAGGTAGATATTCTAAAAGATCTTAAAGCTAAAGATAAACTAACAGATGTAGAACAATCTATGATAAAAAACATAGAAACTTGGCTACAAAATCTAGATATAAAAGAACAAGAAATTACTAAGATACCAGAAACCGATTATATGTCAGCTTGTGGAATTAATATCGATAATCTTTTGGTTGCAGAACCCAAGTTTATGGACGAAGGTATTGATATTGTTAAGAAGATTGTTAAATCTAGAGAAGTAGATGGAATTATTTGGGATTCTATCCAAGCTGCAATTCCAATGTATGTGGAAAAACGAGATGCAGAAGAAGCAACAATGGGTGTTGAAGCAAAATTAACAGGTCTTTTAATGAGACAGATTGGTGCAGCATTTGCAGCAGATGATCTTCTTGATCCTGGCGAAGCATATAAACCTACAGTATTTATTACTTCACAAGTTAGAAGTGAATTAGGTACAATGTATGCTAAACCAGATTCATACTCTGGCGGTAATGCTTTAGCTCATCATATTTCTCTTGCTCTAGAAGTTAAAAGAGATAAGTTTCTAGATCAAAACGGAAGAGAGGCTGCTTGGGGGACTGTTTATTATGGTCAGCAAACTAGAGTTAGAGCAGAAAAAAGTAAAATAAGTTCACCAGGTGAAATGTTCACATATGATTATTACTTTAAGGCAACTCCACAATTTCCTGTTGGTACTATAGATCATATTAAAGAGATAATGGATTTAGGTATCGCTTTTTCACTAATAAAGCAAAGAGGACCTTATTTCGATTGCAACGGAAAAACGTTTCAAGGTAAAAATGCTTTACGAGAAGCTCTTGCAATGGATCCTTCTTTCACTTCACAATTATATAATGATATTATAAAAAGGTGCTAGATGAATTATAAGAAGATATCCACCAAGAGAGAAAAAGAAATTGCAAAAGATATTTCAGGACAAAGACATGTAGGTTCTGGAAATGTCTGGTTTAAAAGAGGCGATGCAAGTAATGAATTTCTTCTTATAGAAGATAAATTTGTTATATCAGATAGATACAGTATTAAGTTAGATATAATAGATAAATTAACATCACAAGCACATAAACAAGGAAAATTACCTATTTTGAGATTTGGATTTAGTAATAGATCCATATTTCAGAACTATGCATGTATAGAATCTTGTTATTGTAACCAAGAAGCAGAAGTAGGCTCTATTATGTTCTATACTTCTAGTAAGAAAAGTAAAACTATTAAATATAATGATTTATACGCTGCATTAACTACCTTTCAAGGTGATCCCATTGTATTAAAGTTGGTATTCTATGAAGAAAGAAGAACCTTCTATATAATAGAATGGCAAGATTTTTTAAAATCTCAAGAAAATCTTATTGTTTCTTTTTAGAAAAACTATATAATATAATATTATATAGTATAATACCATTTAAAGGGTTAATATATTGAAATGTCCTTACGGAATCTGTAGCGGAACGGGCTTTATGCCAGTAATCTCTGCAACAGGTGAGCAAGAATTTACTCCGTGTAAATGCCGCCTGGAAAGAATACAGAAAGAATCGTTAAGAAAAAAAAGAATAGAAGCCAGAATCCCGGTTCGATACTGGGATTATTCTTTTGATAATTATAAAGCTCTAGCAAAAATGCTAGAGCCTAAGTTATTACCAGCAGTTATTGCTTCAAATGCAGAATATCTTAAAGTTTTAGAAAATTATATAGATAACCCTCAAAAATTATTAGAAGGTCCTCAGGTTCTATGGATTTGGGGTACAGATGATAATGCTTGTCATACAACCCTAGCTACTGTTTTAGCAGATAGCTTATTAAAAGTTAATGTGAAAGTTCTTTTTCTTGAATTTTATAAACTAATGGAGATGTTTACAAATTTTTCTTCAAGATCTGAATATTTTCAGCAATTACAAGGGTATCAAGTATACATTTTAGATGACGCATTCGATACCACTAGATGTAATCCTACAAATTATAAACAATCTCAGTTATTTGGGTTTGTTAATGATTTATTAAATGATAATAAGCATATAATCTGTACATCTAATATTAGTGCTAAAAGTATTGACAATATTTTTAGTCAATTAAGAATAATTATTAATAGATCTGTGGAAGAAGTTAGACTTCAAGGATCTTTTACACCTATTCTTCAACATCTTAAATAAATATGGCAAAATTATTAACCTTCAAGTGTGAAGATGTAATTTTTGATGTTTATGATACTGAAAGAGTTCCTATGGACTCAAGTAAATATCAATATTTTATCACACCAAGAAGATTTGCACGAATAGAAGCCTGGAGAATTCAAAATAACTTAAATTCTCCAATTTCTACTAAAGAACAATTAGATTATCTTATACAAAATGATATGATAGGGACGTATAAATAGAATCTATGTCAGATACCTTTGCACTACCAGAATTGCCAATAGATTTAGATAATGAAGCATTAATTTTATCTAATGCTCTTAAAAATAAAAAGAATAGAGATCTTTTTATAAGAAAAACAGATTATCTTGATTTTAGATACAAAGAAAATCAAGTGGTAGCATGGGCAATTAAAGCAGTAGAAGAACAGAAGATGGATATTAATTCTGATGCTGTTTTATTAAAGTCAAAATCCTGTCCTGTAAGATATAATGTAGATTACAACTTTATTGATAGTTTAATTCAAAACTTTCCAGAAGTTGGTGAAGTAAACTATGACACTCATATTTCTAAACTACAATTAGATAAGATTAAATCTGAATTAGTAACAACATTCCATAAATCCATATATACTGCATGTTTAAATCCTAGATCAGATTTAAACTTTTTAGCAGCAAGAATGCAAAACGTAAATGATATCCTTCAAAAAGGATATTCCTATAGTCAAGTTCAATTCAAAGATATGAAGCAAGTCGTAGACGAATATAGAGAATATCGCAAACATTCTCAAGGTTTTTATACTACTGGATTTACACAATTGGATGCATATTTAACTGAAGGATATAAACCAAAGGGTATCTGTATTATTGCAGGTTTGCCTGGGATGGGTAAAAGCTCTCTGTGTTTAAGTTCAATGAATAACCTTGCTAATCAAGGTATTTATTCTGCACAGTTTGCATTAGAAATGGATAATAATGCATTAGCCAGTAAACTAGCTTCTTACAATTCGAGAATAAGTGTAGAAAGAATTATAAAGCACTATGATAAATTAACAGATGAAGAAAAGAAACTATTAGAATATGAACTTGATAGATTAGCTACTAATAAGTATCTACGATTTAATGATACGCCATCACAAAATCTGGATACTATTCGAGAACAAATAATGGTATTACAAGATCATTTGAAACAAGAATATATAGTAGTTTCAATAGACTTATTTGGTAAAATAAGAGAGTTTCAAGATAGTGATAGTTTTGCTACAGATTATGAAAAGAAATTAAATGAAGTACAGATTATGGCAAAGGAAACAGGTGTATGTATTATACCTGTTGCACAGATACATAGATTAGAATCTGGAAGAAAATTTAAAAGACCAAAAATGAGTGATTTGAAAAACTCAGGTGCCTGGGAAGAAGTAGCAGATTTAATTTTAGCAGTGCATAGACCGTGGTATGACCCAGAAACAGCAATGAAGAAACAGATAGCTGAAAATGAATATAGATACGGAACAGGAGAAGAACCAGAAGAATTAGAGGACGATCCTAATGAATCTATTGCGGAAGTAATTATTCTTAAACAGAGGATGGGTGAAGGGAATAAGATTATTAATTTCTTTTTTGATAAAATAACAACTAGATATAGTGCTATTACACCAGAATTTCAAGATACTTTGAATGCCCAAAAAGATATAGATCCTGAGGACGTACCCATATGAATATAATTGATGTAGATATATGTAAATCCTGTAAAAATTTAAATCTCTTGACAAAAGAATTTCATCTTTATTATCTAGATTGCAAGATTAATGGAAATAAATTTATTTTGGAAAAAGAATTATTTAACTGTGATTCTTTTAAACCCATCATAGAACAGAAGAAAGAAGGATTCTTTAAAAAATTATTTAAATAGATATGCAAAACTATAACGTAGAAAAAATACTTAAAGATCTTAATATAGCATATAAAAAATCTGGTAATAATGCTAGAATTAAATGTTTAAATCCTCATCACAACGAAAAAGAACCCTCCATGTTTGTTCATTTAGATGACGGAAAGTTTCACTGCTTTGGTTGCGGAACTAAAGGTAATATTTTTACTCTAGCAAAAATGGAATTAAAGCTAGATGATAATGAAGCAAAAAAATATGTAATTGAGCAGACAAAAGGTGGTAATACCGAAGAAGAGGTATACAATCATCTTATAGAAGAAATGTCAAAGAGATCTCAGAAAAAAGAATGCTCTGAATTTACAGAAGTTAGAGAATTAGATACACTACCGATTACTTCTAATTTTTATCTAGAATACCAAAGAGGATTTACTAAAGAAGAAATTCATAGATGGAATATACGGCAGGTTAATACTCCTAGACAACCCTATCATAACTGGATTTATATTCCTATTTATTATAAAGGAAAGCTAAGAACTTGGTTTATTAGAAGTCCTCTTTCTAATAGAAAAGTATATGGTTATCATAAAGAAGGTGATACAGTAGTAGGATATCCAAGAAAGGATATCTTATTTGGATACGATACAATTCCTTTTAATACGGAAGAAGTTTATGGATTTGAAGGAATTTTTGATAAAATTTGGTTTGAAAGAACCAGACGGCAATCTCTAGCGTTTTTGGGTAATAGAATTTCTAAAGAACAGCGAGAAGCATTAAAAAGATTTAAAACTCTAGTTTTAGGGTTAGACAATGATAATGCTAGTTTACAGTTAATAGAAGATGCATTACAGCTATCTTCTGTTTTAGAGGTACGAGTATGGTGCCCACCCGTATCTAAAAAAGATGCAAACGAATGCACACTAGAAGAAATGCTAGAATCTATATTTAAAGAAGTAGATATAGCAGAATTTATAAAATCAGAGAGGTTTTTACAATGGTCCTTGAGCAAGTAGATTCATCTAATATCGATGCAGCAGGATATGATTCAACTAGTAGCAAAATGATTATCAGATTCAAAACTGGTATATATTACGAGTATCTAAAAGTTCCAGAAGTTATTTATAACAGATTTAAAGAAGCACAATCTAAAGGTAGTTTTTTTAATCAAAATATAAGAAATTCTTATAATTGTAATAGAATAGATACCTTATAAGTTTAAATGGTAGTTGTTGCATTATAAGAAATATATTATATTTAAATTACGGAATCAAATAATGAAATTAAAAATAAATTTAGAAAAATTACCTCCTACATATGACTCACTTATTATAGACAGATTAGAAAAGAAAAATCTACCTTCTTGTATGGGTGGAATGCTTCTTCCTATTTTAAATCAGATAGAAGAAATAGAAGACACAGATATTATAGCACCTACTGAAAGTATACCAGAAATCAATCGAGCGAATGTAGATCTAACAGAAGTTTGTGCTAATTCTGACAAAGTCCTTACAGGAAATAGTATGACTGTTTCTGGTTTAAAACATATACTAGCATTTAAAGAATCTAAGGCAAATGCTTTTGTAGACCAATGTGAAAAATGCATTAATTGTACGTATATAGAAGTATGTAATAATCTAACACGCAATACACTACAATCATTTGCAATAATGCAATCTTTATCAATTAAAGGAGTATCGAATGAATAAATTCTTTAGATTTATAGGTTTGGGTCAATGCGGTCTACGAATATCTCAAGAATTTGAAAAAATGGGATTTTATACGTCTATTATTAATTCTGACGAAATAGATGAAAGAGGATATGAGATAGAATCCGATAGATTGCTTGTTTTAAAAGGAACAGGAACAGGTAAATCTTTAAAGATAGGAAAACAAATTATAGAAAATAATAAAAGTAAATTTGAATCCTTTATCAGAAAGAATTGCAATAAGAATGGTGTTACAATCTTTATTGCAGGAGGTGGTGGAGGAACAGGTGGATCTTTTATTGCTCCTGCAGTAGAATATACAAAAAGTTTAGGGTATAAAGTAGGCGTAATTTATACTCTTCCACCTAAAATGCTAGGCATCGTAACAGCAAAAAATTCCTTGATTACTTTAAAAGAACTTTTAAAACTTGAAACAGATTTCTTTATGCTGGTAGATAATGAATTATTAATAGAAGAAGTAGGAAAAGATGATACTTGGTGGGGTAAGATAAATAGAATGATATTATCTACTTTCTATTCATCTACTGAAATTATACGTGAAAATAAAACAGCTCAACAAGGTTTAGGTTCTATAGATAGAGGTGAGGTAATTAGAAGTTTAACTTATGGAAAAGGTTGTACAGATATTAGAAGATACTATCTAACCACAGAAGATTGTGGAAAAAGTGAAGAGGAGCTAAGTACTTTACTTTTTCATCCTCAACTTGTAGAAGGATATAATTATAAAGAATCCAAATGTTATTTGGTATCGATAGACGTACCACAATCTGGAAATTATAGCTTGATATCAAAGAAAATATTTGATATTATAAAGCATCGCGTAGGTAATGCTATATCAATATTGGGTATGTTTACAGATCCACTTTTAAAAGATTCTGTTAAAGTAACAATTATAAATTCTGGATTACAATTACCTAAAATACTCCAATCTAGAATAAAGAATCTAAGAAGAGATGAAAATGCTTTTCAACATAAACAAGAAAAGGAGGATCAAACTATTCAAGTTATTTCAGAATTAACATTTGATGAAGATCTCTCACTAGATAAAGACTTTCAACTATAATAGCTATCAAATTATACGGAGGCTTTACATGAATTCTAATGTAGAAACATTATATGTAGAATATACGCAAGAAAAAAATACTTTTAAGAAAGAAAGAATTCTAGGTAAAATATTTAAATGTTATGAACCTTTATCTAATAAACTTTCTTATAAATATTCCAGGATTTTCCCATCATATGAAGCAGAGGATTGGAAAATCTTGGTAAATCTAGGAATATGGGAAGGAGTTAATAAAACTCCTACTAAAGAATTAGTTAGAAAATATATCTACTTTAGAATAAAGCATCAAATTGCAAAAGAAATACAACTTATAACAGCTAGAAAGCAAACTTATTTTCATGAGGTAGAATTAGATTCTGTTATTATTTGTCCAGAAAATTCTGAAGAAACTCGTAAGATTACTAAATTAGATATAGAAGCTGCTATAAATAAATTACCAGATAAAACAAAACAGATTATTAAATTATGGATGGATGATGTTCCAGTATGTCCTGATTCAGCCAAATCATCTTTAATGCAAGCATCAATATGTGATGAAGTTAATCTTTCTTTTCCAGCAGTTTACTTTAGATTAGAAAGAGCATTTGAATTGTTGTATTGTTATCTATCAGATTATAAGGAAAGTATTTATGAGGAATGGTAGAAATATTTGTATCTATATGTCTGATTATAACCTTTATTGTTCTTTAGATAAAGAGGTTAGAGAACTATATTATAAAAAATATGGTCAAGCTCTTTCCAAAAGCGAAGTGATTAATAAAGGATTAGCAGTTTTAAAAGATACATTAACTAAATCAGAAAATCTTTCTGAGCTACCCAAATATAGCAGGATATTCAAGTGATAATTTCAGATAAAATATATATTCCATTATGTAAGTTAGGTGCTAAAGCAAATGATTTAGCTAAGATTTTTACCTATCAAAATCCAGAATATTTTGAAAAATCTAAAATGGGTTTTAGCACCACAAAATGCAGTCCTTTTCTTGCACATTATGCTTTTCAAGAATCCGAAACAAAGGAAAAATGCATAGTAGTACCTAGAGGTGCTATTAAGAAAGTTAAAACTTTTCTAGAAAAGAATAATATATCCTTACGCCACTTAGATAACAGAAATGAAGGTAAAGATATAGATATCGAGTTAACAGACACAAGATTAGAACCCCAGCAGTTAGAAATCATAGAGCTTTTAAAAGCTAATGAGGGTGGATTGATAGAAATGCTACCGGGCGGTGGGAAGACAATTGCTGCTTTGGGTTTTATCTCAAAAGTAAAAAAATCTACTCTTATTCTAGTACATGAACATAGACTTAGAACACAATGGGAAGAAGAAATTAAAAGAAGACTTCAAGGAGATTTTACTTTAGGAAGATTAGATGGTGACGAGAAACGGGAAGGTGATATAACAATCGGAATTATTAATTCCGTTTATCTGATGTATAAAGAAAATAAAGATATCTTTTCAAAATATGGTGTAGTTATAGTCGATGAATGCTTTCCTTGGTATTCTAAAGTATTAACTAATTCTGGATATAAAAATATTAAAGATGTACAAAAAGGAGATATTGTTCTAACTACGAATGAGACTACTAAAGAATTAGAATGGAAATCTGTAGTTAACAATATACAAAAAAAATCAAGAAAAAATCTTATAAGTATAAAACTTAATAATGGTAAAAGTATTGTTTGTACAGAAGATCATAACATATATACTACTAAAGGATGGATATCAGCTAAAAATCTTGTATTAAATGATGAACTTATTACTGTGGATACTATTATTTATGGAAGAACTATCGAGAAGAAAAAAGAAAAACAAAGTGATTGCAATTATTCCCTGTTACATTTGTGGAAAAGATGTGGAAATATTATCTGGAACTCAAACAAAGGAAACTTACAGACTGACAGGAAGAGCATATTGTTCAAGGGAATGTTCAAAAGCTTATGTCAGAAAAACGAGCAGCGAGACAATGACAAGAACAAATTTGAAATATCGAGATATTATTGTCAAAAGAATTTTGGAAAACAATCCTTCAAAGGATCCAGAGATAGCAAAAAAAGCTGTACAAAAAAATCGAGAAAATGGTACTTACGATTTAAATTGTTTCGAACATTGCGGAAATGGGCGGGCATGTTCAAAAGAACATCAATCTTTATTAGATTCTCTGAATTTCATACAAGATATTTGGATAAAAGAATGTCCAGTTCCTACCAAAATGGGAAGAACTTCAGGATATCCAACTTGTTACAAATTGGATATTGGTTGCAAAGAATTAAAAATTGGAATAGAAGTAGATGGGGATACTCATTTAAACAAACAACAGATACAATTAGACAAAAAGAAGGATATATTCTTACAAGGATTGGGGTGGAAAGTATTACGCTTTACTCACTCGCAGATTCACGAAAACTTGACATCTTGCGTGGCGAAGATTATGTCTATGATCTTACAATAGAAGATAATCATAACTATTTTGTGGAAAATATATTAGTACATAATTGCCATCATACACCAGCAAAAATGTTTGAATTAGTAGTAAATAATATACCTGCTAAATATAGAATAGGTTTAACAGGTACTGTTAAAAGAAAAGATCAAAAAGAAATATTAATGTTCGATATTTTAGGCCCTGTTCTTATTTCTATAGGAGCAGAGGACTTGAAACATCGTGTTACTTCTTTTACCTATGAAATAGTAGAGACTAATTGTAAAATAGATGCACCTACAAGAAAACTATGGGCTGATGGTGCAAGAGTAACAAAAGTAGATTATGTTTCTCTTTTAAGCCTACTGGTTAAAAATCAGCAAAGAAATACTATAATTTTAGAAAAAATTATAGAATCCATAAAAGAAGGATATAAGCCTTTAATATTATCAGATAGAGTAGATCATTGTAAATATCTTTATCAATATTTATTAGATTTAGGATATAATGTTGTATTATTAATAGGAGCTACACGCAAGCAATCTAATTGGGAAGAAATCAGACAAGATAATAGCATACAAGCTATTGTAGCACAGCGAAGCATCGCTGAAGAAGGTCTAGATTACCCTTCTCTATCCGCACTGCATTTAACCTGTCCATCTACTAATTTACCAAAACTAAAACAAAGAATAGGACGTATTAGACGTGTAGCAGAAGATAAGATATTACTACCTAAAGTATACGATTATGCAGATAATGCAGTACAATTAAAAGATCAATTTGGAAAGCTTCAGTTTCCATTAAAGAGATCGGCAAGATCTCGTGAAAGTTTTTATAAAAAGTTACAAGAGGAATATGAAAGTGCTTAATATATACATGAGCACATATTTGGAGAAGAGATCTATAATTAAATGGATACGCAAGAACAACAAATTTCTCTCAATGAGAAATCATTAGATAAAAATGCAAAAGTAAGTAGAAATTTTGAAAATAGAACAGAATTGGAAACACAAGAGTTATATGATACAATAAAAGAAGCAGTATTGTGTGCTCAAGATCCTCAAAACGATGATTCTGATAAAGCACTGGCCTTTATTGTATTTGTATTTGATCCTCTTATCAGAAAGATAGCAGGAAAGATCTACTTTTATATCAAAGATTGTGAAGAATATGAGGATATTCTTCAAGAAACTTACGCTACCTTTATACGATTAGTATATGGGTATAATCCTTCCATTTCCGCCTTCCCTTATTACATTAGAAATATGTTACCAAGACAAGTTAAAGCATGGAGTCAAAGAACAAAAAGAAAATCTTACATTCCAGTAGATACTGTTATAGTTGATAATGCAATAGCAGATCCTTTTATGAATAGTAAGGATAGTGTTTATGAGAGATATAATAGCTATGTAATGCAAGAAGAATATAAAGAATTTATTATGCAAAGAGCAGAAAGAAAAACAAAGAGTAATACAGTAAAAGAAGTTTGCTATAATTACTTTTTGGGATCTTCCTCGTGTACTCAACTTGCAAAAAAATTAGGAATTTCATACCACGCAGTCTACGAAATTATACAAAGAATTAAACTGGAACTTCAAGTATTTTTAGAAGAAAATACTCTTACAGAACTTGAAGCTAGCAGTATGTTTCAGGATGAGACAAAAATAGATATAGAAAAATGATAAAAAGTATATTAGTATTAATCTCCAGTGAAATTCATTGGAAAGTAAAACAAAAGTGTAAGCATAATAAATTGACTATTCAAGAAGTTACAGCTACACTCTTAGAAGAATTTTCTAAAGGAACTTTTGATAGTTTACTAAATATCAAATAATACCTTAAAGATTATATTTGTATTATTATTTTTATAACAATGTCAGATTTATTAACTAGCAGATTATTAGATCCCTCGTATTCTCCTTCAACTACTACTCTACCCACGTTTTTAACTCCTAGTAAAAAAGAATGCCCAGTACGTTTTACTACAGATATTGTCGAATTCTGTGAGCACGAAGAATTTTTGGGTACTAAGCTAAGACCACTACAAAAAAACTTTCTTGTCGATTTATATTCATTAGACGATTCCGGATATCCAAAATACGATACAGGTGTTTTTATAGCAGGTATGCGTGGTGGTAAATCTGCTTTAGCAGCATTTATAGCTGCATTTCAAGTGCACAGATTACTATCTATGAAGGAACCAGCATTAGAGCTGCATCAGATTAAAGGGCAACGTCTTACTATACAATTTATTGCTAACTCCGAAGCACAAGCGAAAGAAACGGCGTATGCTACCTTTGAAACACTTATTACAGATTCATTTTGGTATCAAAAGTATATAGGATGGTTAAAAGAGAGAGAAAGAGAAGAACATCTTCCTGTAAATTCATTATTTGAACATAAAGCACAAAGTATAGAATTTTATGAAAAGAATGTTGCTATTTTATCGCTAAATTCTAACTCCGCAACTGCAGTAGGTAAAACTTCAGCATGCTGTATATTTGATGAGCTTTCTCGTTTTGATGTAGCGGAGAATGATATACAAGCTAAATCACAAAAGCGTGTTGCACAAGCTATTTATGACGGTGTAGCTAAAGCAGCAACATCTCTAATGCCTTTTTCTAAGGTTGTTACTATTACATCTCCTATGTATGAAGATGATTATGGCATGAGATTATTATATCAATCTGGTACATTTAAAGGCGGAGAACAAAGTGGTATTATTCATACTCTAAGAAGGCAATACCCTGATAAAGCAGAAAGAATGCTAGGATATCATTATACTACTTTTGAAATGAATCCTCTAAAGGATGCAAATGGCAATATTATACCAGGTGGATTTAGCCCAGAACAAAGCTTTTTCAAGAGTAAAAGAAATGAGAGTCCAGAAGGTTTTAGAAGAGACTTTCTTGCTATACCACCCTCAGCAGTAAGTCCTTTCTTTGAATATCCTGAAAGAATAGAATCCTGTATTGTCAAGAATTCACAAGCAGTAATTTTCTTTGATAGGGAATTTCAAGAATCTGTAGACAGAGATGGATTACCACTAAGTGTTAGACATTATATAGGTAAATCTTTGGAAATAGTTAAGCCCAATAAAATGAAAGATTACTATATATCATGTGACCAGGGTGAAAAGAAAGATGCGTTTGTTGTAGCAATGGCACACGGAGAAACTATAGCTTATAGAACAGTAAATACAGAAGGAAAAGAAATAGAATATACTAGATATAAAGTTATAATAGATTTTATTGAATGTTGGGTTCCAGATCGAGAAAAACGTGTAACAGTATACTTTCCTAATGTAGAAGAAATCATATTTAAACTCCACCAAAATTTTAATATTAAGAAAGTAGTATTTGACCAGTGGAATAGTACAGAATCTATTCAAAGATTATTTAGTAAAGGAATAATGACAGAAAAAACTAATCCTTCTGAAAATCTAAAGAAATATGAGATTCTTAAGACATTATTTTATAATGGTCTTATAGAAATGCCTCAAAACGATAGGCTACTTAAAGAATTACGACAACTTAATTTGATACGTGGTCAGAAAGTTGATCACAGTTCTTCGGGAAGTTCGGATGCCTCCGATGCTCTAGCTAGAGTCGTATTCGAAGTATATATAAATGTATTGCAACAAGCGGTGCAAGGTAATGTTATTACTAATCCTATGCAGGTAGGCTTGCCCACATTAAGGGGCATTGCAGGGATGCAAGAATATATGAAGTCTCCTATGATAGCACCTACTGCTGGTTTACCTATTAATAGAACGCCAGGTAGTATAGGAGTAAGCAGTGTTTTTAGTAAAGGAACTAAAGCCCCAGAACAAAATGTCTTCCCAAATTTTCTACTTAAATAAAGGAGATTAAGAAAATGAGCGTTTCCAAACAACGATTACAGGAAATAATGGAATTTTGCTTAGAACAAGGAGAAGAAAAAACTAGAGAATCTTTTAATATTACAGTATCTACATTGGAAAAGTATAAAAGATTATATAAAGAACAGGTAAGTGATGATATAAATAAAAAGATTTATCTTGGACAGATTTTTGAAAGATTTAGCGAAGCAGAACTTAAATCTATAGCAGAAGGATCAAGGATTATACCAGGTGAACATTCATCTCCAAAATTAAATTTTGATGGTGAGAAAGTAACATTTGGTGCGATGGGTGATACACATATTGGAAGTGTCTATTTCAAAGAAGAATTACTAGAACAAGCAATAGAGGAATGTGATAAGCAAAATTGTCAGTTTATTTGTCATACAGGCGATCTAACAGACGGAATGTCTAGAAGACCAGGTCATGTATACGAACTCAAGGATATAGGATATCAAAGGCAGAAAGAAAGAGCTGTACGATGCTTTTCACAATGGAGAAAACACTGGTACTTCATAGATGGCAATCATGACCGTTGGTATGTCGAAAATAATAATTCTGGTGCAATTATAGCAAAAGATATTTGTAATGAATTAAATCACTTTGAACAAGGAGCCACTTTTCTAGGGCATGATGAAGGAATTATTACACTAGGTGATATTAAGATTATGTTATGGCATGGAATAGATTCTTCTAGCTATGCTACTTCTTATCGACTGCAAAAACTAGTTGAAGCTTTTTCTGGCGGTGAGAAACCTAATGTTTTATTGCAGGGCATGTACATAAACAAGGATACTTTTTTGAAAGAAATATTCATTGTATTAGTACTGGAGCAATATGTTTACAAAGCAGATGGATGCGAGGAAAGAGGCTGGCAAATCACAGCGGATTTTGGATCATTACGATGTGGATGAATGAAAAAGGAGTAAGTAAATTTCAACCAACTTGGTATCCATTTTACATGTAAGTAATCTATAAAACAAAATGCAGTAGTTAACTACTGCATTTTGTTTGTTTAGCATATCTTATCACAACTTGACGGATCTTATCTCAACCCAACCCAACGTAATAAATTGAAACTCATTATACTATACCTTATCTGATATACAATTTTTTTCTAATAGAAAACTATTCTCGTTTATTTCTGACTCTTCTTGAAAAACAGGAATAGTAATAATCTTTTTCTTTCTTAAAGAAAGAAGATCCGAATCACTAATTTCAATAGTTTTAGAAACTATTTTTGTAGAAAAGAAAAATCCTGGATATTTCATTCCATTTTCTGTTTCAAATACTTGAAGATAAACATTATCGTGATCTCTCCAGTAATATTCATCTTTATTGAGATTTAAATCTTTATAATCTTTTTTAACACTAAAACTAGCAGGAACTTTTTTCATTATTTTAACAATCTCCTTAACTTAATATAACTTAATATAACTGAACGTAACCCAACGTAACTCAACTCAACTGAATTAAACATAACCTAACTCAACGTAACTCAACTGAATTAAACTGAATTAAACATAACCTAACTTACTCTTCTATATACTCAATAGATTTAACATTAAATCTACCGTAGTATCCATTTTGACTTGGTCTGAATCTTAATAATCCTATAAATTTACCTGCTACATCTAAATGCCTTTCAAATACCTTTCCACCTTGGGTGGTAGCAATAGATTCATCAATTATAAAAAACTTTGCTTTTCCAGACCAAGATTCTATCTTTGGAAAAATTCTAGGTACACGTGTTGTACCACCTCTTGTTCCATCTGCAGGAACAAGCAATCTTTCACCTTGAACATCCTCTTTCTTAATAGAAAGAACAATGGGATCTACCACCATAAGACCTGCTTCAAATTTCTTGGTCCAAGTCTTCTTACCTTCGCCTTCAATTCTTTCAGACAAATACTTTGCTGCATTTGTCAGACAGTTTTTTAGAGCCATTGGAGGAATAATTACATAACCTTCTTCATTGTAATGCATTCTTTCCTTCCAAGTTCTCTCTTCATAATCTGCATTCTTCTCTCCTTCTTTCTTTGGAACTTCATAATACTTTGAAAAACTTAAAGGACTTGCTCCTTCAATTTCAACTATTGCTGCTTTCATTTACTTTTACCTCATTTATTTTAAAATATTTTACCTTACTATACCGAAATCCAACTCAACGTAACACAACCCAACACAACTTAACTCAACGAAACGCAACGCAACCAAACTTAATTAGTTTATAAGTTCTAGTGCAAATACTTTACAGATTCTTTTTCTATTTTTGCTCTAACAATTTGACATTCTTCTATTTCTAAAGAATAATCATATTTAGAAAATAGAGAAGTAACATTAACATATATCCACCAAAAGAAATTTTGTATTCTTGTAGGATAGTATCCTTTATCTAACATATCTTTATAATATTGTAGTTTCTTTTTTATATTCATATAATTCTTACCTTAACTGAACTCAACTCAACAAAACTCAACCAAACTCAACTCAACTAAACAGAACCGACTGCAACATATCACTTTATTTCTTTCTAGATAAAGAACTAGAAGAAATTTCTGGAAATTTAATCTCTTTCTTCTTTTCTTCTTTTCGTTTTTCTACTGCAATCGAAGGAAGAGAAAGATTTTGAATACTATCTTCTTTTTTAATTTCTTGTCTAATTTTTTCTATTGTAACTTTTGGTATCTCCTTAAATTTTTTGGATAACTTTTCTACTTCTTTTTTATTTTGTTCCACTTCTATTTTTCTTAATTCAGTTTCTCTTTCTAAAGAAATATCTTCCCAATGTTGCATATCTTCAAATAATTCTTGGGGACGAATATATTCTATAAATTCGTGTTTAATAGTTTTTTGATCGATATCTACTTGAATTAATGTAGCACCAATATCCACAGGGTTATCAGATCCCATAAATGCTGTTTCCCACTGCCAACAGGGTGTATGAATAATTTTCACTCCATCATGCGCCTCATATATTCTATGAAGATGAGAAGCAACAATCATTCCTATTTTTGCAGTGTTAGTTTTATAATATCTTTTAAAAGCAGCAGTAATTTCAGAAGATGGTGTTTTCCCTTGATGTCTGAAGTTAATACTTGGCATATTATATTTACTTAAGGATAAATTAAATTCCTTTTTATAATGATTTCCTTTTACATTATGTAATGTAATTAAATTTTGTGTAATTTGTCTATCTGCATCGAACCCCGTTCCTTTACCTGTATGATATCCTGAACCGCTGCATCCATAGATTATAGTATTTTTACCTACTAAAGGAGATAATAATTCTACAGCAGAGTTTACTTGATCCTCCATATCAGGAATACAGAGTGTAGTAGCATCTTTTCCACCAGGACCATCCACTATATCACCATTAAGAATTAGATAATCAGGATATTTATATTTTTGAATAAATTCTTCCCATTTGTTTATTGCCCATAATTGATAAGAATTTGTATGTTCATTAAAATACTTTCTAGGCGTTAGACCATAAATAGAACCCACATGAACATCTGCTAAAACTAGTAATTTAATAATCATATATACTTAAACCTCTTTTTAATATAATTTACCTTAACATAATAAAACGCAGTATAACCCAACAAAACTCAACAAATCTGAACGTAACCCAACGAAACGAAATATACCTTAATAAATATTCTTTTCATAATAATCTTCTCCTACATCTATTTAAAACTTTTATAATATTTTGTAAAGATAATTGTTTTAATAATTGATATAAAGCTTTAGATACATAAATTCTATTTTTATAATACAAACCGTCTATATTTATAGCATATTCTATATTGTTAAAAGAAGAATTTATTAATATAAAAGTGTTTTCTTTATCTAGATGCATTATTTTATCATGTATTATAATCACATATTGCCTCTTTTCTTCATCAGTTTTGAAGCTTCGTCTTTCATATGTTCTAATATCATTTTAATTATAGAATCACATTGTGATTGTTTGACTCTATGAATACAAATAGAAGTATCAAAAGATTTTAATCTTCTTTGTTCAAATTCAAATCCAGATATTTCTTTACATCTTTTTAGAACCTTTAAAATACTTTCGTTTGATAAATTATTACAGATATCATATAGTTCAACGGAAAGATATACACAAGGATATATAATACTCTGATTTTCATAGTATTCAGAATGTTGTAATAGTAGGCTACTAGTAATACTAAAAGGTTTCATTAGTCATCTTTGTTGTAATACAATTATTTGCTTTTCCATCTTTCAAATGTTCTTGTCCAAACTTCATCCGCAATTTTTTGTAATCTACTTTTTTCTTTTCTTTTCTCTGCTTCTTTTTGTAAATCTTTTAAAATTTCTTCGTCTTCATGCTTTATCATTTCTTGTTACTATATCAAATTGTCTTTCAGCAATATCTTTCATAGATATATTAGGCATAGAATTAACAGTAAATGTAGGAGGATATACTCTTTGTGCACATATACCTGTTGCACCTGTAGAACTCATAGTCCCAATAGGAGTACCTAGCTTTCTTCGGTCATAATCAATTTTATGTATTTCTGTACATTTCTTTAAAAGATTTGTAATACCTTCTTTATTTAATTTTTTACATATTTTACTTAATTCAGGTGATGTAAGTATAATTGTATGATCATATCTATCACTATCTATATAATACTCTGAATTCTTTAATAATGTATCAGATATAACAGAAAAGTTATTTCTATCTGTAAGTGTAATATTAGTTAGATGAACACTAGGTAAATGATATGCCATTTTAATTATACCTTTAACTTCTTAATTTTCTTTTTTGAAACTTTGTTTGATTTAAAAGTATCCCAGAATCCTTTAGAATTATTAACACTAGCTGATAACTGTGTATAAAAACCTGTTTGACCTGTTTGATTAGTAGAAACAGTATTTTGTGGAGTATACGAATTTGTAGAAACCCATACAGGTCCTATCATAGTTGTACCAGAAGCAGATACATTTGCAGGCTTGGTACCTGGAAGAGAAGTCCAGGTACGATTATCAAATATTCTAGATCCAAGAATACTAGGACTTACCCTGATACACTTTCTTGGCAAGGTCTGCATTCCTTCCTTTGATAAGTGACTACATATATCATATAATTCTTTTGAAAGAAAGATAACACCATTATCAAAAATTGATGTAGCATCTATATTAATACAATATTCTTGTTGATATAAATGTTCTGAAATTTCAAGTTTTATTTTAAATGTTATTTCCATAATAGTTCAAGAATATAATAAATTAAATCTACCTGATCATCCGTGAATTTCCATCTTTTATTTATTCTGCTATCAGCCCATTCAAAAGGATTATTTCGTTTCTCCTCTGACATAGCACACCAATCACAACACATTTCTGCTATATAATTCAGTCATATTAGTAGAATCTACTATTTTAGAAGGATTCTTATCACGATCTTCTATATTTATAGTAGAAGAAGAATCAAAGTATTCCGGATGATGACTATTGGTATGAACGTGGTGTTCAGTAGCATCATTCATTTCCTTTCTTTGTGCTTTTGAAACTGCACATTCCTTTCCTTCATCTTTATCTTTATATTCCCAAGATATAAGAAGATACGGATCTAGCTCAGGTTCTTTATATTTACTTAAATCGTGATCTTCACCTCTTTTTGTCATTTCTTTAAAAGTAATAGGATCTATTTCAAATAACTTATTACAGTATTTTTGAACTAATTCTCTATGCAGATCTGTCCTTTTCTGAAAATATTTTAATAATTCTGATTTATCATTTGGAAACATTATTTTCCTCATTTAAAGAATTTAAAAATGCTGTTAATTTTAATCTTTCTTCTTTTCTTAATAATATTTGATCAGACCAGGGTGTTCCTTTTGTTATAATATGCCAGATATGGCGTAATTTAGATCTTAATGGTCTTTTAAAATCATTAACACCTAGATTATAAAAAGAGATATAAAGAAATCTATTATCAATCTCTTCATTTACTTCTTCTTCATTTTCAAATTCTAACTGTAGTAATTCTGTATGACAATCACATTCAATATATTCTGTTTTCATTATGTTTTATCCTCCATTCTTCTATATAATTGTTTTGGTCCTTTATACAATCTCCAGAATAAAATAGCCTCAGATTTTACTGCCTGTTTTTCTGTTAATTTCTCATCTACTATTTTATCGTTATTACGATTAAAAAGCGTAGCCCATTTTTTATAATCTTTTTGATATAATAAATTTCTCGCAGCCCATGTAAAATCGAACCTATTACAATACTTATCTATAACTGTCCTTGTTAATAATACTTGTTCACCGAAAGCTTTTTTAAATCTATTTAATTCTACTTGACAAGCATTTAGATGATTAAGCTGATCATAAGTGATATATTTTTTCATATATTATCCTCTACAAAAATATTTTATATTTTTACTACATACCTTCTCCTGCATAAGGTCTTTCACCACAGTTTCTGCATTTTCCATAAATAAATTTATAGCTATGATATCCATGTTTGCAATCTTTTATATCACAATCTGTATAAATATAAAGTTCTTTTCCAGTATTCGGATCATAACCAGATTGAATTTTTTGTTTCTCCTTTCCACATATTGAACAATATCTAGAATAGATCATTTCTATCCTCCTTAAAGATAATTAGAACAAAAATATTTTATTAATTTTTTGGTATGTCTATCAAATGCCAAAGGAATTATTTTATATGTATCATAATATTTTAGATAATGCAATCCCCAAGTCATATATATTAGATCATAATTGCTTAACCTTACCAAGTTAAGATCTATATGATCTATAAAAACAGCATGCAAATTGTTTTTATCACAATAGCATCTAAGTTTTTTAATATAGCTTTTGGAAAAGCTATTACCTATTTGTATATAAATTCTATATATGTTACTTAAATCTTTAAATTGTTTTAATTGTCTTAAAATAGCTTTTTTTGGATCTAAACCTCCACCATATAAATATACTTTTATAGGTTTAAAAGAAGATTTTGTATAACATCTAATTCCTAATCTTTCTTTCCAATGCGGTATATATACTCTAATTTCTCTATTAAATAGTCTAGCACCTAAACCAAAATCATCTATAAATATCAGATGATGTGTTTTTCTATATAACTTATAAGCTAGAAGGAATGAACATTTCTTTACATCTATATATACTACGTCACCTTGTTTAATCTTAATAGAAGAAATATTATTTTTTGCTATTGCTTTAAAAGAAGGGTATTTGGCAATGTGATCTAACGCTCTTTTATAATGTCCTGTACCATACCTTTTGCATACAGGAGCATATATATAATATGCATTAAATATTTTCATGCTGCTATATCCTTTCCTTCTAATTTATAAGTTTTAACTAAATACTTTCTTAAATGTTCAAGTATTCTAACTCTATTTTTTTCTATATAACTAATAGAGATACCAAGCTTTTGAGAAACTTGAGGATAAGATAATCCTTCTACATGATACGAAAGAATTAATTGTTTATCCTTTTCTGATAGAGTATTTAAAGCAGAATCCAGCATTCTCATATCTTCTTCTTTCATGAAATTTTCTTCTAAATCATTTTTAGAATGCTTATCTACATATTCTAGAAAACCAACTATATTACTTTCTATACTTTCTGTAGAATAAATATGTTCTCCTTCTTCGTTCTTAGATCGAGAAAGAGTACCTTCTTTTCTTAATCCATCTATTATCGCACCAGATAGCCTTTTAGAAGCATAAGTGCTAAAAGTATACCCTAATGTAGGATTATATTGTTCTACAGCATGAATTAATCCTATATAAGAATGCGATAGAATAACACTGGGATCTGCAGTAAAGAACTTTCTTGACATAATCTCTGCAGTCTTTTTTGCTAATTGAATATTATCTACTATCAATTCATTACGAAGATCTATATCTTTTGATTTATAATAAGCAAACCACTTATCATTTATTGTCATCATAATCCTCAAAAAGATTATATTGGATATTAAATTCAACATCATTTTTGGACCCACAAGACGGACAAGTGGAATCTTTTATTTTTGAATTCCAACATCTTTCACATTTATTACATCTATAAATATATTCTTCCATATATCATACCTTCTTTTTTGGAAATTGAACTACGCTTGGTTCTTCTCTGCTTATAATACAATTTTCAAATTTAGCTTGTTCTCTTTTAAACTTTTTAACAAGAGATGCTTTGTCACTTTCTTTTTGATTTTCAAGATATTTTGGAACAGCAATTTTCATTTTATTTATAGTGCTATCTCTTTTGGCAAGAGCTCTTTCAAAAGCAATAGATTCACCCAATTTTTCATCATATGTATCACCATCAATAATATTAAGCTTGGCGGTACCTACATAAATTCTATCTAGATCATAATCAAGAATCCAGCATTTAGTTCTTGGTCTAGCTGTAAGATAATGTCTAAAATTAACAAAATAAAGTCTACCATTTACTGTGTATTTAAAGTAATTCATTTTTCTACCTCTTCCTCTTGTTTTTCTTCTTTTCTTTTAATTATAGGTTTTCCCCAAATATTAGAATTAATTATTTTCACTAAAAGCTCAAAAATTAATATTGCAGGGCTAATAAGTGCTATAAGAACAAGAATAGCTAATTCACCTAAAGAGATAAATTCTTTATCTACTAACTCTTTTTTAATCGTATTATATAAATAGACACAGGCACAGATAAACCAAATCAATAAAAATATTTTAAACATATTCAAGCTCCTTAGATTTTAAATTCAAATAAAAAAAGTGATCCGATACTTTTAGGGGTGCAGGAGGTCTTTGAGATGAACTAAAAATTGGAGGGTTTTTGTCATTTCAAGTATCGGACCACTTTTAAATTTATTATATAAATAATAAACTATTTCTTATTTACAGCACGCATTACTTCCATCACAATTTGAGGGACCTGTCATACAAGTTTTACCTAAACTTGCACAATCAACTACTGGTTGACAATTGGAAGGCTCTAAACAAACTATAACTTTATCATTGCTATCACAACCCAAAGAAACAGAACCAGTTACATTAGTAACTAAGAAAAGAGGTATTTCTTTTTCTGCATCACAAGCAGCAAATATAACAAGACAAATTATTACTAAACTCATATAAATTTTTTTCATTTTATTTAAATCTCCTCGATTGATTTGCTAGTAATTTATGCCAAAATTTTGTTGGAAGAAATATATTTTCTATTGTAGCTGCTTCTTGAAACAATGGAGATATATCCTTATGTGAGTGCCCTGCTAATCCACAACCTATTTCTGTTACTAAGAAAATATTTTCTGGATGTTGCTTTGCATATTGTATAAATCTATCAACATATACTTTAATCTTCTCAATAGTCAGTTTATTAGAGATAGAAGCATTTACTGTAGGAATACCATATGTTCTACCTTGAATACCCTCACCTTGACCATATTTAGCACCCCAAGACATAGCAGTTTTAGCAGCACCCTTTCCATGTCTACCAGAAATGTTAGATCCAAAGACAAAGATTTCATTTTCTTTGAGTTCAGTAATGTTATTTGGTGTTATTCTGTTCATTTTCTATACCACACAGTAACATCACTAGGCTTCATTGGAATATACTCTACTGTAATATTTATAACATCCTTCGCAGAACTTTTATACTCTTCTAGAAATTTATTTATTTTATTTTCAGCTACTGCATTAAGTACTGCTCTAAATGTTATAGATTGTATCTTCATTAATTCTATTCTATTTTTTAATTATTAATATTGCTATTACTAAAGCTAACACTATAAGCACAGACATTAGCATTAATTGATTGCCAGTATTTACGTCAATACCCAACGATTGTTGTACTTCAGATTGTTGTACTTCAATAGATGTTTTCTGATCTACATAATTGTTTTGTGTAGTATTGTTATCCTTCCAAACACTTAAAGGATGCATAGGATGCCATACATCTGTCGATTCCATATTATTCTAAATCTCCTTTTGTTTGAAGGTAGCATTTTATTCTTTATACCATAGAGTAGCATAAGTTAAATCAGAATTTGATGAAATATTGATAATATTTTCAATTGGAATATTCTCTACGTCAATAATATTATTTATCATTTCTTCCCTACTTTCTTGATTTGTTCCTGAACAGTAAAGACTGCAAAATCTTTTACATTTTATTTTCATGGTATCATACCTTTAACACATATCTTGTACTAAATATTTACATTTTTCTAGATTCTCTATATGCTTAATAACATTTTTAACTGGTATATTCAAATATTCAGAAACAGAAGAAGCAGTAGTAGATCTTGTTGTTTTCCAATCTACTATACAATTATATACTGATTCTTCTTCTTTAGAGCTAAAGTATTTATTTTCATGTTTTATTGGATATCCACGAGTTTTAAATTGCTTCTCACATAATTTTTCAATCTTACTAAAATCTATCTTTGTAATAGTATAATCACTTTCTATACCAGATATATCTCTTTTCCATTTAGGCCATAAAGATATTTCTTTTGCTGCTTTGTAGATGTCTTTTATTATATCATTCATTTTACTATTAGATAAATAATCCAAAATATTAAATATACAATTATGTCTATTAATAAGAAAAATAAAGTAAGCATACCACTAATTATATCAGCAACAAAATCTCGTTTTGGAACAATGCATATAATAAGTACAGCTATTAATATAAAAATGCTTGTTGCTATAAATGGAATCATCTACTTACACTCCTTACAATAAGCAATACCTTTACCACCATTAACAAGTTCTTCTACAGGAACAGATCTACCACATTTAGAACAATTACTAAATCCTTCAACTAAAATAGGTCTTAATTCACCTTGTCTCCAATTTTTACAATTTAAACCTTCTTCTTCAGAAAAAGATTTCTTCATACCGTAATCACCATTAGGATGAAAACAATGATAGATACTAATAAAGACGCAGTTATTACAATGTTTTATTTCTTTAGAATCCATTTTAAAATTTCTATCTCTCTATCTATTTTAATGTATTCATCAAAGTTAAAAAAAGGACTACCTATATTTTTATAAGATCCATCTTTTAATTTTTCTTGTAATTTCTTTATTCTATCTTTAATTTGTTTTTCAGTTTTCATATTTTATCTTTATGCTCTGGTGACTGGGTTCGAACCAGTGACCATTCGGTTAACAGCCGAAGGCTCTTCCAACTGAGCTACACCAGAATATATTATACACCTATTTCTTTTACTTCAGCTTCCAGTTCAATTTCTTTCTTTTTGAAATACCAATCTATACCTTTTTTACTAAAATATACTGCTAATCCAGAGATACTTGTTATAATAGCATCTATAATGATATTTCCTGTATGAATTTGTATTCCATTAGATGTAACTTCTATAGATGAAGAAGTTTCTTTTTTTGCATCTTTCATCATATATATTTCATGTGTTATTTCTGGCTTTGATTTAAAGAAATAGGAGTGATTTATCACTCCTATTCCTAATCCACCAAAAATAATTATTAAAAACGAAGAAAAGTATATTACTCTCTTCTTGATTTTCATACCGATCCTTCTTCAAATAGAGTATTTTGCTCTACTTTCTTTTCAGATTTCTTATTTTGAATTTTAATAGGCTTATATTTAATAGTTACAAGTTTAGATTCCCTAATTATCTCACGATATTGTGAAAGTTTGGCTTCTAACTGGGGCATATGCCTCTGAATGATAAGCATATTTTTGTCCCAAAGATCTGCAGTATATTCATTTTCCACTAACTCAATAGAATGACCGAATTTGTTAAACCTCTCCCAAACTTTTTCAAAAGAACCTTCATTTAAAAGAGATAACTGATAAATACAAAGTGTTTTTCCTGTCGCAGTTTTGTGCAAAAGCTCCCCTGACAGTTGAATACCTAAAGATGGAAGAAGAAACTTTCTTTGTTCTTCATTATCACCTACAATAGTATCTTCAAACAATCTTCTACCTTCTAAAATGCTTTGAAAGATAGTAGAGCAATATAAAGCTGTTCCAATACCTTGTCTTCTATATTCTGGAACAGTTCCAACACTACCAAATTTCAAAATATGACTTTGAGGACGTCCAGCAGCCATCATTGCACCAAGAATATTACCAGAAGTATCTTCACAATGCCAGCAGCTGATAGTATTTCCTTTTATTTTATCTTTAATTCCCTCAAGAAAAGTAAATCCACCGAGAGCACAACTAATTTTGGGATGATTAAATATTAACTGTACTTTTTCAGCTTGCGATGATTCACTAATACAAATCTTATACATGATATCTCCTTTAAAAAAGAATGTGGAGACGTGAGGTCTCGAACCTCAGTCCATGCTAGACTGTAGTCTAGCCGCTCTCCCTGTTGAGCTACGCCCCCGATATGCTTAATTATATGAATTGGATAGAATTACTCTATTATTTTTTTTCATCGACAGATTTATTATCTATCAATGCTAATCCTAATAAAGCACTCTCTAAAACGGTGATTTTATTATGTGGAAGTTTTAATTCATATATATAATTGATAAATTCAACTACTTCATGAATAAAAGTAGAATATCTCATAGCAGGAGGAGCAGATTTGTTTATTAGAATTTCTAATGTAGCAAATCTGGCTTCTCCCATATCATTATCTATCTTTTTACCATTAACTAATTTAACTGTAATAACATGAGGTCCAATAATAATTCTTTTTGGTACCTTATTTCTCTTTACACTATTTTTAGTTATTCTTATCATATTTTAATTTTTGTTCTTTCTGTTATTGCAGCAGTTTCATGATTTTTTAATATTTCTGGACAATCTTCTTGTTTTAATATATATTCTCGAATTGCTCTAATTGATTCTAAATCTATCTTTTTTAATTCTTCTTTTGCTTCTTTATCTGCTATATCTGCTAAAACATCCGGAGTAAAAATTTCATCTTTAGTTTTTTCTACAATTTTTTCTCCATCCCATTTTAATTTATAGTAAGTATCTTCTGTAAATAAATCTAAATTAAAATGTCTAGTTCCTTTTTCATTAACACATATATCATCTTTTTCTGGTTGTTGAAAAGCATCAGAAAAAGCTGCTACAATCGTATTACCCTGTAATCTTATATAATGTTTGTTATAATCCATTGATTAATACCGTTTATAATTCGCATTCTAATGTATAATGAAATTGATAAAAAACGCCAGAGGTTAAACCTTTACCAGAATCTAATAATGATCTACATGCAACAGCCCCAACAGAAAGAGCAGTAACAGAAGTTCCAATATCTACATCGACAGCCGTTGTTACTTTGTTAGCTGTCCCATTAGTAGAATAGATCGTAACAGTAGGAATATCTGCCATTCTTTGCCATTCAAAACCTGCCATTGCATTAGTCGCTCTAGCCTGTCTTTGAACAGAACCATTTACTGTATCTGTACCAGGTGGATCTGCTAAAGCATATGATTTTTTATATCTTCGTTCGCATGCTTGAAAATCTGATTCATATGTTCCACCAAAAGGCTGATACGGAGCAGCTTCTGTACCCTCATTCAATACAACTCCTGTCAACCAAAAGTTATTGTCAGTAGAATCAGTTCCATTAACTTGATTTGAGGTTGCAACATAAATTCCGTTTTGCCAAGTATTAGGTGTTGTGTAATAATCAGAACCAATTGCTAATGTAAAATTAACAGTTAAACCAATACCATTAGTATAATTCCATGTTCCGTCTGAATAGTCAAAGGTTACTGTTATCGTTTTATATTCCCATGTTTCTGTTTCATTAATTGTAAATTCTGAGACATACGATCTATCAAATCCCCTGTTAAAAAACGAAACACAATATATACCTACTTTTGTGGCTTTTACCCAAAAAGATAGTGTTGCTGTTTTTCCCACAAGATTTTTAAATACATATCCTTCAATATGTTGTCTAAAAGATGTTCCATCTGTAGCTGCAATAGATGTATCAGCAGTAGTGCAATCTAGTTTAACGCTTTTTGTAAAAATAGAATTTGAAGGAACATCAGTATCTTGGGTAACCGTATGTGCAGCAGCACCAGATTTATGATATTTCCATCTATCGAGAGTATAAGTACCATTAGCAACAGAAGAAAAACTAGTACCACGTTGTGCTATATCCATAGCACCATTTATTATATAATTTTTAGAATCAAAATCTGGATATGTTTCGATGATAGTAGCTAATTCATCTGCTACATCTGACCACTCATTTAAAGGTTGATGTCCATCTACGTTAAATGCATGTTGGAGATCTTCTAATAAACCCATTATATTTAGTTCTTCTCCGCAGTAATTGTTATATTACTATCACTATACGATGTTGTATATGTATCTACATCATTTGTAGTAGCATTTGAATTCCATGGAGATGTATTGGTATAAACCCACGGATATGTTGTAATGGTATATGGATAATATTTATCGTATATCTCTTTCAATTTGTAATATAAA